AAAAACTATTCTAATTTTAAAATCTGAATCTATCTCAGCATTTTCAGCACTCACATATTCACCATCAGAATTCAAAACTTGTATATCATACACATATGGTCTTATTTTTTCCAGTATGGTGTCTGAATCGTTAAAATTTCCTAAAAATGCATTTACAAATGTTTCAGCAGTACTGAAATTGGTTAGAAATCTATCTAGTCCGACAGAATCATTACCCTGCGCATAAAAAACAATTCCCAAAGAATATTTTAGATGATCTAAATCACTAGCAGATAGTGGTGTGGGAGTAGAATTTTCTCTGTCTGCAGGGACTAATTCTGGTTTTAAAACTTTTGTAGTGACTACTTCCTCAAGTCCCGTAATAGGATTAGTTATAGTTTCAGTTTTTTCGACAGTTTCTAATTGCATACTTGGAAAAGGATTTGCTTTTTTTTGTAAAAATTTTGCTCTTCTCAGTTTCGCTTTAAAATCTGCAGGTCCACCATTACCACTTAAAGATAGTGTATATAATCCAGATGCATTTAATCCTAAAGTCAATAATCTCAATGCTTCAAGAATTGCTCTATTAATATCATTTAACCACCTACTAAAATCTTCTAAAAATTTTATTGCCTCATCTATCAAATCAGATTTTGTTTTTATCCATGATTTTACTGATGATATTATTTTTACAACTTGATCTATCATTTCGCCATAAATTGGTAGAAATTCTGAAATTTTATAAAATTTCCAATTTGGCGGGGTGCCTGATTTCTCATCATTTTTTTTACCTTCCATATTAATGGAAGGATTATTCCTATCATTGGATAAATTTTCAGAAAAATTATAAAATTCAACTTTTCCCGGAGGAGATACACCTTTTTTTGCTGATTCTGATGTATCGAATATCGTACCATCACTTTTCATGACTCCTAATTTTAATTTAATTTGGTTCATTCCAATAATTTTTTCTTCTACATTTTTTTTCTCACTGTCCTCAACTTCTGAAAATCTAAATAATTCTCTTTGCAAATCTTTATACTCTAAAGGTTTGACAATACCCGTTTCTGTATCTTCCACCAATATTTCTTTTATATGATAATTAAGACCGGTTCCTGGTATAAGATTCAATAATTGTTTTGATTGCTCTATTAAATCAATTCTATTATCTGAACTTAAAGTTGATTCGTTTTCTGAAGTTTTTAGAAAAGGATGATTTACTGTTTTGCCAACGGACAATGTTTTTGCAAAATCCACATATTTTTGAATAAATTTTTCATCATAAAGATATGGACTATTATAAATGTCTTCTCCGCTTTTAGCAACATTTTTCACTTTTTTTAATTCTGGAATATCAGGAAAAACCTCTGTCAATTCCAATTTATTTGGTTCCATTGTTGCTAATAAACTATATTTTTCTCTAGTTTTTTCAGCCTTTGCGGAATCTCCGGGTAAAAACATGGGATGTTTTGTCACATCTTCAGTGTTTGAATTTCTGCGAATAATACCAGGATTAGAATCTTTTTTGTTAGAATGTTTTTTTACTATTTCTCCATTTACATCTCTGACAGTTACACTGTTTTCTAAAACTATACCATCTTTTACAATAATGTCATTATGTTTTACAACTTCTGCTGAAAAAGATTGTGAAAATAAAGATTCCTGAGTTTGTACTATTAGATCACCTTTTTCAAACATTGGAATTATATCATTACCAACCTTATAAATTCCATCAGGTAAATCTAAAGTTTTTACTTGATTAAAAAAATATTTTTCTTCGTCTTTTGATGAGTTTTTCGGTTGAACTGGAACACCTAAATCAATTATTTCTTCCATAGCAATTTTTTTAGCAGTTTCTTTACCATCTGGAGTAACTCTATCAAAAATACCCCCAAAAAAATTACTAAACTGTGTGATAACTTGATTTATTCCACTAAATGTAGGAAGTGCCGCTATGATAATGAACGCTACATAATCACCTTGACCAGTGGGACGTTGAGGATCATTCACATCATCAAATGATTGCGCTATAATATTAATTACCTCAGATGGAGTGAGCTCTTTAGCATTCAATATTTTTTTTGTTAACTTCAATCCTTCTTGAATAGTAGGATTCTCGTCCCAGTATGATGAATCTAAATCTAAAAAATTCTTCAAACTCTGATAGTTCGATAAAATTTCTTCCTTCACATCAGGAGATGATTGACTCAATAATGTTTCAGAATCTACCAATTTCTTAACACCAACAAATGCTGAACTATTTTGTTCTAATTGTTGTTGCACTTGTACTTCTGCAGTTAAAACTGTGCTATTTGATTCATTAGAAGAATAATAATCTTGAAATTTTTGAAATCCATTTAACAGTGCGGAAAAATCAATAGATGATGGATTTTTACCTACTTCCCAAGGCCAAACCGTTAATACACCTGCTCCTATATTTTTTAAATCAAGAATATATGATTCCAAACTTTCTAATATAGGTAGAAGTAAAAATTCCAATGGACTTTTTAATGCTCTTAAAAAAACCGAAGCAACATTCAAAAATGATACAATATCTTGAATTACTCCAGAAAGATTATCAGAAAATTCATATACATTTGTTATGAATTGAGTAACTGGTCCCTCTAAAGCAAATAAATCATTTTGCTGAACGAAATTTCCTCCGCTATTAGGGTTCTGTTCTGCCATTTTTCTTTGCTTCCTCTAAAATCTTTTTATTCTCATTAATTACATTTAATAATTGATTATTGAATTCTAATGTTTTCTGTAAAACCTCAATCAGTCCATGATTATAAATTGTTTCATTTTCAAAAATAATTTCTTCATCATTTTTATTAAATCTTTTCATTTATGTCCATTAAATTTTATTGTAATAAAGTAGCTAGTTCAACTTTTATGGCTGAAAATTCAGCAGCATTTATAGGATTACCACTAGGACCATTTGCAGTAGTCACAGTTAATTTTAAAATAGAATCTAGTATTTTATCTATAATTCCTTTTAGAGAAGATGCATTATTTTTAATTGATATTAAACCGGTGGGATTTAATGTTACATTAGCACCTATTGTATTGTATAATGATAATGACGATGTTGGACCATAACCATTCATCTCAATGCTGCCAGAAGCATTGACATTGAAATTAGAAGGAATCAGAGAATTCAAATCAAATGTCGCACCACCAAATAAAGTAGAATATTCAAATCCGTTAATACCAGATAGTTTTAATTCAGATGTACTAACTTCTTCGGTTAATCCATGTTTCAATATAATATCTGATATAGGATTTACACAATAAAACATCAAATTACCTAAAGTTGCAGATTCCACTTTCGCATTACCAACAGCAGAATAAACTTCTGATGTCTTGCCTGTCACTATCTTTTGAACAGAACCAGTAATAGTTTGTCTTAATTCTCCATTCACAGATTGACTCATTGATCCCGCTTCAAATGTAAGTTTACCCACTGTGTTAAGTCTTATCTGTTCACTGATATTTTCTATATTTACAAAATCAGAATTTCTAACTCTAAAATTAAATCCATCCAATGAATATGTTTTTTTATCAGAATCTTCATCAGATGCTATTATATTTACTCTTTTTGCGGATAAATTCAATTCCTCACCAGCTGATATAAAAATACTTCCTTCATCTGATGTCAATAAATAATCTCCAAGACCTTTTATTCTGAAAACAGATTCAGATTTTTTACCCTTAGAATTTACTAAAATATTTTGTACTCCTCCAACATTTCGAATTTCATCACCAAATACCTGAGATTCCAAATTGTTATCAATCATTAAATAATATTTACCAACTACGTTATCTATTCTATTACCGTTATTCTGAAAATCTAAAAAACTAGTAGTTCTATGTAATAATCTAATTCTTTCTCTACCAGGAGTGTCATCCATTTCAAAAAGATGACCGCTTTCCGTATATGTCACATGATTAAAAGGATATTCAGGAGAATAACAATTTTCAGGTACATTAATATTAATATTAGGTTTTGCAGTTAAAATATTTTGATGCAATCTTTGTCTGTATTCTTCTAATGGGGCATTTACCGAAAATATTTTTTTTGTGATATCAGAAAATATATTTATAGAATTCTGATAATTTTCAGATTCTTTTTCGGATGGATTATTTTTTATGTCTCTATCGGTTCTTGTTTGTAATTTTTGCCGATCATATGACAACATATTTATTGAGGGTAAACTATAAATCAAATTTCCATCAATATCAAATTCCATAAAATTTTCATTAGGATTTGGTGAAAACGATTGCATAGTATAAACAACTTCTTCACCTCTTTTGATGTTTGCAATTGATTTACCAGTTTCTTCATCTTTTTCGAAAACTAATCTACACTCATCATCAGAAAATTGATTCTGACCAGTAAAAGAAAAACTTTCTTCTGTATCATTAAAGTCTACTATCTTCGCACTACGACCATCATTAAACCTATCAACATAAATTGGCGGATAAGGATAAGTTGTTCTCTCATCAAAAGACCTTGGATCAAAAAATCCTATATTTTTATTTGAAATTATTGAAGGTATACCTATACAAGAACCTAAAACTACCGGTTCTTGCCCTTCTCTACCATCTCTAAAAAATCCAAATACGTGAGATCCTTCAACCAATCCAATAGGTGTAGTTCCTATTCCGGATATAGCTGCAGAAGTGATAGGACTTATTACCTGCGCCCATGGTAATTCATCGGTTGGTATTTCATCTTTATCATCCGTATGAAATCCTATACATCTAACTTTAACTCTGCCTAAGAATAAAGGATCTTTACGATCCTCAACCACCCCATACCACCAAATGAAATCACTCAATCCAGCAAAATCTTGTGATTCCAATTCCCTCAATGCTGATGATAATCTTTCCATTAAACACCTCCTCCCAATCTGCCATCAGAGCTGATTATCAATTGACCTGTTGTATCATCAACTCCAGATTCATCAACATCATCTTGCACAGGAAGTTTAGTAAATAATGAATCTTTTACCAATTCCATTTCTGTTATAAATGTTGAATTTTGTGAAATTTTATGTCTTATTTTAGTTATTAAATAATTTCCTCTATAAAAAGTATGAGGTTCACTAACACCATCAATGGTATAATAACTAGAAGGAATTTTCAATTCAACCACTTCACCAACTTTTCGAGTTTGATCACCACCAACTTTAATCTGAACTACAATATTTTTTAACATTCTTTTTTGTGCAGGACTTGTCAACACATACCTCTCAACTTGGGTATCAAAAGTTGCAAATCTTTTTGTGTTTCCTGTCATCACTGATTCTAATAAACTCAAGTGTCTTCTTTGTTTATGACCAAAATTAGTTATTCTGTATTTAAAAAATGATTCTTCAGATCCTATTCCAATATGATTCTTTGTCATCAAAGGATAATTTATTTTCTCTGGATTATTCTCAGAAACATGTCTAAAATCATAAAAATCTCTCAAGTAATTGTATTGATAGTCATCAATTCCTCCTGAAAAGTTATAAAGTCTCTTTGAATTATCAGTCCTACCTTTTGAAAAATTAGACAGTGTGGGTCTTTTTATTCTATTAACGTTTTCACCTACAATTTGTGTAATCGGATCATATGTCAATAAAGTCGAACCATACATGCCACCAACTATATTTGATATAACATCAAATGTAGATATGAATCTATATGATTGTACAGTTATTTCTCCACTGGTCAGAGTATATCCATAATTATTTTGAGGAATTATTACATATGTGGACATCGGTACAAAAGAAGAAACCGATACTGCTGGATTATTCACACTAATTTTTTCTTTACTTTCTCGTAATTGCGATGAAATAAGTTGTGCATCAGAGCCTTTTTCTTCATAAATTTCATCCACTGAATTAATGTACTCGGCAGACTTTTTTAGATTTAAAGGATTCAATAGATCAGATATTGATTTAAACCAAAAACCAGATCTATTTTCAAAGAAAACAAACGATCCAAAGTTTTTAAATTTTAAAACCAAATCTTCAGAAACAACAGAAGATCCCGCTGATCTTCTTGAAATCATATTAATTGCCTGAAAAGGTCTGACTCTAGGAAAAACAATATGATTAGTTAAAAATGCATTGTCACTATCACCTGGCTTATCATAATGCAATACTTTGTGATTGTCATATTTAACATTTTTTGAAATATATTCATCATAAATTTTAGAAACCATTTCCGATGCAGTATATCCTTTATATGATTTTGATACCTTTTTTTTCAAATTTATGATGTATTCTTCCGAAATAAAAAATAAAGTATACATCTGTTTTCTATCAACATTTATTTTTTCAGACATTTTATAAACTATAAATGTTCCATTATAACTTATTTCAGGAATTCTTTTATTATAAAATTCTATTCTTATTTTTTCTTGTCCTATGATAGGTAATCTCTCCTCAAATCCTGCTGAATCTAATATAGTAATATCACCATTTATAACATTATCCTCAAATAAAGATTCATATATGTTTAAACTAGTAAAAAAAGATTCGCCTATTTCATATACCCTATCATTATAATTTAACAATTCTATTTTATAATTACACTCATTTTGAAAAATTTGTTCCGTGTTTGGTGAATTATCAATTCCAGTTAAATTTGCCATGTTAATATAATGTCCTCAATTCTTGTTGTATTTGAAGAGAATATCTCCTATCGATTAATAGAATATTTCTTTTTTCCTCATTCTTCAGTATTTCATAATCAAAATTAGAAACCGCTCTTCTTTCATTCACATTTGTTATATTATATGTCTGCTCATCAATTATGACAGTTTTTTCGTTGATTTTTCTCAATAAACCATCTTCCGTCATGATTTCTGTTGATGGTCTAAGTATTTTCTCATAGTGATGAACATTGATTCTAGAATCCTCCAAAGAACCATATTTTGATTCAATATAGTTGTCAAGTGATTTTCCAAATAGAGGCCAATCATACATAGGATCAATAATATCATTTGCTAATAAGATTAACCACGACATGATTGTTGTTCCATAATAATCATAAGAAATAGTGTCTGGTCTCTCAAAATCTTTTATAACATAGGGATAATAAGAAACTAAATTTTGTTTTATGAAATCCTTTATTTTGATTCTATTTAATATGTTCACAACATTAGTAGTTGTAATTGGAAAATCTTTGTTGATGTTATAATTAATCTTTGGATAATTTGCAAAATAATTAGACATTAATACCCTTCTTCTATGCGTTGTCTGTTTATGGCAAAATTTTCTTTAAATGATAAATTCATCGTAATATTTGTTGGAAGTGCGGTACTTTCAAAAAAAGAATTTCCATATTTCACAGAAATAGACTCCAATACAGATTGACCTATAGAATGTAAATCTGCATTTCCAGAAGAATTGCCGTTAAAATCATAAAATCTAATTGTATATACATTTGGAATTTTAAAAAATAAAGAAGGCATATTTGACTGAACAGTTAGTGTGAAATCTTTGGACTTTTTTTGTTCAGTCGGGTTCAATTTTTCATGTTTCTCAACATCTGCCAATGATGGATCATCAATTTGCACAGTATAACTGTCATTAGCATTATTTACAGGTAATGATGGTAGCATTCCCATTTTCAATTTTGCTATAATTCTCAATACATTTTTAGAATCTACAGCACTTTTAGGTCTAAAATCAAATGAAAAAGTGTGCTGTCTCAAACTTTTGACTCCTGTAAAAACCAAAGATGTGTATGGATTTTGAAGTTTTCTCATTGTTTGTGTAGCAAAATCTCTTGCTGATACATCTGTAAATGGACTGAGAGCTGCTCCTCCAAATTGTAAAGCATTATAACGATATCTATCATAAACATCTTTCATATAATTTTTGTATGCAACTTCACCAACATCCATGAGTGAACTACCTATAGATGAATAAAAATCAAGAGATTTACCCATAAAACCTTGTTCACTATTTACATATGATTGATAAGCACTTTTCAATTCATCTGATAAAAATCCTAAATTATTTTGCAAAATATTACCAAAAAAACCAATTTCCACATCCTGATAATCAGCAGTGTAAACTGTTCTTAATGATCCCTGAGGAAGATATAGTATAAAGGAATTTATCTGTCTGTACAAATCAGTAAAAGATGCATCTGAAAAGGTTATATTATTTTCAAATGATGTTATGCCATTAAATAAATCATTATCTTTCTGTTCTTCATTAAATTTATATTCTTTAATAATCATAAAATGATGAAGACCCTCATTTTTATCTCCAACATTTTTAGGATATCTATAAACGTTTTGACTTGATGTTAATCTACTTATATAAGTTGTAGGATCTGGATATTTTTGATACATGTTTAGTTTTTTTAAAATAATTCATTTAAAATGTCAGAATAATCTTCCTGACACCTTTCTCTGGTATATATGACAGATTCTTTTAATGTCATCGAAATAGCTGCGGAAAAAGGAGAATCATTTTCATAAAATACTGGGCTTGGTGTATCGCCTGAAAAATTAACATCAAATCTCGTTATCGCCGAATCTTTAATTTTCAACAATAAATTTCCACTATCAGTATTTCTAAAACTTTGTGTTGTAGGAAAAAATAAAACATCAAATAAATCAGGCATTTGCTGCACACCAGTGTTTTTGAATAATTCTAATCCATTTCTAGTAAAACCATCTCTGGTTATTTTGTCTGTAGGCATCATTGCTTTTTTAAAAAGATATAATAAATTATTCAATTGTATTTGATCAGATTCGTTTTTAGGTATCAAATTAAAATTAAAAGTAAATTCTCTAAATCCTACTCCTGAAAAAGTATTTGTCAAAAAAGGGTTTTCTATAGTTCCAGTTGCATTATTAACAGCACCTTTTAATCCTGGTGCTGCTTTTAGTGCTAATCCAGTAGCAACTTTAATAAAAGCATCCTCATTGAAAGATCCTAATCCCTTTTTCAAAGCATTGGTTAATTTATCAGCATCTGTTTCAAAATTATTCGTTAAAGATCCAGTTGCTGCTGCTCCTGCTATTCCAAAACTAGAAGAAGTGTAGGTTACATTTACAGAATCATCCAATTCTTGAGGAAATGGTAAGGCAATGTATCCTTTGGTCCTCATTCTATTACCGGTTTCTCTGGACTTAATTATAAAAAGACAAAATTTTTCATTATCTCCAGTGCCCCCTGAATGAATTAAATTATAAGGAAATCTAGCATTATTTGTGCTACCCTGACCATTCGGTAAACTACGAAAAGGTAAATTTCTAAATGCAATATCTGATTGATTTGTTAATGGCATATTATTTCTCCTATAATATATATTTATTATGGCTTACAAAGGTAAATACAGAATAAAAAAAATAGAAAAATACAAAGGAGATCCTACAAATGTTACATATCGTTCATTGTGGGAAAGAAAGTTCATGAAATATTGTGAAGAAAATCCACATATATTAGAATGGTCAAGTGAAGAGATCATCATACCCTATAGATCACCTATCGATAGAAAAATTCATAAATACTATCCTGATTTCTTGATAAAAATAAGAAACAGTAAAAATATCATTGAAAATATTCTAATTGAAATAAAACCGAAAAAACAAACAACTCCTCCTAAAAAACCAAATAGAATGTCAAAAAAATATATCAATGAAGTTTATACATATGGAGTGAATGAGGCAAAATGGAAAGCAGCTGAAGAATATTGCAAGGACAGAAAATGGAAATTTGAAATAATTACGGAAGATCATTTATTTAACTAAATATTAGCATGGCAAAAGAAACTTTCTCAGATAAATTAAAAAAATTAATTAATAGCAATCGTGGCATACAAAAAACTAGAGATGCCAAAAAATGGTTACAGAGAAGAATTAGAGGTCTCACAGCATTAACAAATACATTTTCTGATGTTAAAAATTCTAACGATTTTTACAAAAAAAATAAAAAACAAAGTTTAGTCAACATACGACCTGGAGTAATGGCGACTTACTTTTATGACCCAAAATGGAAAAATATTCTACCATATTATGATAAATTTCCATTAATATTATGTGTTAAAATGTATAAGGATGGGTTTTTAGGTTTAAATTTTCATTATTTACATCCAATAATGAGAGCAAAATTAATGGATTCAATAGATAAAATAGAAACTATTAACTGGGACAATGTTTCAAAAATTGCACAAATTAAACCTACTGTTAAACGATATCTGTATAAACACATAACTTCAAAAGTAGTTATTTTAGATGATGATGAAAAAGAAATTGCATTATTTTTACCTATTGAAAAATTTGAAAAAGAAAATAAAAAAACTGTATGGAGTAAAAGTAAAAGGATGATTTAATGCCACTATCTATTTCAGATTTTAGAAACAAAATAAATGAAAATAAATCGGTTGCGATAACTAATAGATTTGAAGTTACCTTTTCATCAGGAACTAATTCGTCTTTGAGTAACACTGCAAGAAATCTGACATATTTTTGTGAATTAGCCGAATTGCCTGGTAGAAGTTTACTAACAGCAGACGAAAAAATTTATGGTCCGATTAGAAAAATTCCATATGGCAGTTCTTACATAGAAACAAATATGACATTTTTATGCACATCAGACGGTATGAAAGAAAAAAGATTTTTTGATAGTTGGATGGATTTAATAAACAATCCAATATCACATGATGTAAATTATTATGATAGTTATGTTCAAAACGTAAATCTATCAATGTTCAATGAAACCAACAATTTAATGTATGCGTGTACTTTTTACGAATGCTATCCTACGCTTGTTAGCGCACTTTCTTTAAATGCATCGGCCAATGATTATGCAAGAATTAATGTGACATTTGCCTATAGATATTGGTTGAGAAATGATGATAATTCTACAGACATTAATACTACTATAAGAAGTAGTAGTGATATTAACCGTTATACATATAATATAGGTGAAATTGCATAATATTTCATTTTGAATATAAAAAATTTATGACACAGGCAAAATTATGTTACCAAAAATAGAAGTACCAACTTATGATTTAGAGTTGATTTCTAATGGAAAAAAAATTAAATTTAGACCTTTTCTAGTTAAAGAAGAGAAGATTTTGTTAATGGCACTTGAATCTGGCGATGAAAAAGATATATTAGGTGCCATAAAGCAAATATTATCAAATTGTGTTTTAACAGAATTAGATATAGATGATTTACCATTATTTGATTTACAGTATATATTTTTACAATTAAGATCAAGATCAATTGGAGAAACTATTGAAGTGAATTTAAAACATAGAAATGGTGTAAATTCAAAAGGAATAGAATGTGATGGAAATCAAAAAATAAAAATAAAAATCGATGAAATAAAACCAACAAAAAAAGAAAATTTTAGTCCAAAAATTGAATTTAATAGTGAAATGGGAATTGTGATGAAATATCCAACAGTAGAAACATTAAGTAAAGTTTCTACTTCGGAAAATATCGGCAATTCATTCGATGAATTATTTGAAGTCATCGTGAATTCGATAGATTACATATATTTAAAAGATGAATTGTATCACAGAAAAGAACATAAGAAAGAAGAATTTATTGAATTTTTAAACAATCTTAATAATGATCAATTCGAATCAATAAAAAACTTTTTTGTAAATTTACCTAGTATATCGGTCAATAAAAAATATAGATGTTCAAAATGTGGAATTGAAGAAAACGTTGTATTAAGTTCGCTCGAAGATTTTTTTTCATAAGCCTGTGTCATAACTCTCTTGAAAATTATTATGTTACGAACTTTAATCTTATGCAACACCATAAATATAGTCTAACTGAATTGGATAATATGTTACCGTTTGAGCGTGACATTTACATTTCATTATTAATTAATTATATTAAAGAAGAAAATGAAAGATTAAAACAACAACAAAATGCGAGAAGGTAATGGCAACCATAACAAATTTATTAAATTATACAAGAGAAAATTTTAAACCTTCCGATAAAACAAACAACAATTTTGATGAATATTTCAATAATGATTTATCAAAAAATATAATAGGTTCTATTAAAGAAATATCGTCCAACATCAAACAAATTTTTGAAATTGAAAAATCTAACAATTTAATTTTTCAAGATATCAATAATAATCTAAAATTATTGAACATAGATTCTACAGAAACTTTACCTGCCAATAAGCCTGAAACTTCAAACAAAAATGCACCAACAAAAGAAAATCAGAATAAAACCAACAGTTTGTTAGAAAGATTATTGTTAATATTTGATAGAAAAAGATATCAGGACGAAGAAGATAGACAAGAAAAACAAAAATCTACACCATTTTTTGACCGCAAAATACCAAATTTACCTAGCAAAGGTTTAGGAGGTTTTTTAACTGACATGTTAAGTTCAATTTTTTTAGGTCCTAAAGGTAAATCTTTAATTTCAAGTTTAATACCTGCCAGTTTAGGTGTTGCCGGATTAGGCATAACCAAAGGTATTGCCGCATTACTTTTAGGACCAAAATTATTC